GTGACCATGAAAAGGGTGCACCGTTCCATAGCTGGGCGAACCAAGCGGTGCAGGGTATCGTTGGCCCGAACCGCGATATTCCGTTCGCGCTTACCGATGACGCCAACGAAGCTCAAGATCTCCTTGGTCACAACATCGGCGTGCTGATCCGCGGTGAACTCGGCAACGAGTTTGCCATTGCCAGTGGCGGCTTTATCTTCATCGGCACGGACAATGCCGGCGAGGATGAACTTTGGCGCTTCTACAACATGGTACGCGGGCGCGACTTCATCCATCTCACGCTCCTGCGCGCCATGCGCTACTATCTCGGCCGCTACAACATCACACCGCATACCGTTCAGGCTATCATCAACGCTGAGCGCGCGGTGTTGCGTGACTTGAAAGCGGACGGGCACATTCTGGGTTACAAGCTGGCCTTCAGCCCAGACAGCAACTCCGCCGACGAAATTCGCCTCGGCCATCTCACGGTCGGATTTGCGGCCGAGGAGCCCACTCCGCTGCGCGTGCTGACGATCGAGTCTGCACGTTATCGTCAGGCGGTTGACCAGATGATTGCTGACCTCACGACTCAGCTCAATCTGGCCGCGTAAACTATCAACCCTCAAATAAGGAGGCTGGCATATGCCTGCTGAACCCTCAACAGTCTATACGATGGAAGCCGTCAATCTGGTTTGCGGAGACATCGGTGACGAAGCACAGCCGGGACTTTCTACCTACCTCTCGATCCAGGAAATCAAGCTTCCCGGTCTGGAAGAAAACTACGTGGACTATCTGCCGGGTGGTGCACCCGTCGCTATCGAAATCAACACGCACGTCAACCGGCTGGAAGCGACTTTCAGTCTTGCCGGTTGGCAGCCCAACATCATGCGGTTGATCGGTCGATCAGCACGCGCGGTGCAACGTTATACGATGTACGGCGTGATCCGCGATCAACGGTCTGGCCGCGCGCTGAAAGCCATGGCTCTGTTGTGGGGGCGCATGGGACGGGTGAATCCGACCAACTACCGCAAGGGTGACCTGATGGCCCACGAGTACTCCATCCGGGGTATCACGCACTATGAACTGTCCATGCAGTCGGGACCGACCGCTGGCAACACTGAGCCGTCGAACACGCTGCAGAACATCTACTACTGGGACTTCTTCGCGCAGGAGTTCAGGGTGGGTGAAATCAATATTCGGGCCGAAGAGAACGCAATTCTAGGTATCGTCAGCGGTGGCATCGCTGGTGATCTCGGCGGCACGACAGTAGGATAACGAATGAGTAACATTGAACTTGACCTGAAGGGCGGACGCAAGATCTTCTTGTTTCTGCCCTTCAGAAGCACGATGGGGGACCAGATAGACTATGTCTATCTCAACCCTATTACATGGGACGTTGTTCTACGTTGGCAGGAGAAAAAATTTACCAGATCTATCGATTTGTTGATAGAGGTCAGTAATCTGACCGAAGCGACCTTGCGCGGTATCATGTATCCTGACGTTGACCGCGTGCTAACGCAGTTTTTCCAGATGCTACCGCCTGAAATCATCAACGATATTACATCTGGTAATGCGCCGTTGTTTTCTAGTTCGGAACAGTCATTACCTGTGCATGAGTTACCTGAAAAGCCCGAAGACTGGGGACCTAATTATCCGTCCCCGGCAGCGCCACCACCTCCGCCGCCACCCCGACCCGAAGAAATCGGTAGTTTTGACATGGAACGCTAACGTATGTCTATCCCGCAACAAAACTTTAACATTGGCGTCAATGTTATCTCCAATACCGAAGAGTCCTTTCGTAGGATTCGGCGGGAGATTGACGCGACTCATGCTGCTCAGTTGCGGGCGACACAATCAGTTGAACGTGCGGTGCGTTCGGGCACTGGCTTTCAAACGATGGCAAGACATGCCGCCACGGCAACACAGGCGAGCCAGCGTATGGCTCAGGTGTTGCAGAATGAACTTGGTAGGACTGGATCGGTAAACGTAGATCTTTTGCGTGGCGCTGTTGAAAGATATGCTAGGACGCTTAACGAGACTGAAAGACAAACACGTAGTGTGGGTCGGACTTCGACCAGTTCATTTGATAGTGCGGCATTTTCTGTATTGGGATTGTCGCGTGGGATGCTAACGGCTGCCGGGGCGGCCACGGCGCTTTATCAGGGATTCACGCAATTTGCGAACGTGGACAAGCAGTTTCGGCGACTGCAAATCGAAGCTGGTGAAACGGCGGCGAATATTAACAAGATCAAGCCAGCATTGCGTGAATTGGCACACGAAACAGCGACTTCGATTGGTGAGCAGATCGAAGGTTTTGACATGCTGCGCGAGCGTGCCAATTTGTCTGTTGAAGAGACAATGAAAATTTATCCGACCATTGCTCAGGGGGCAAAGTCTTTGGGCGTAACCGCGAAGGAGACTGCAAATCTATTTGGTACCATGATGTTGAATTTTGGCATTAAGGGTGATGATGCTGTCCAAGTCATGGACATGTTGAATTATGCGCAGGAGGAACTCCAACTCAAAACTTCTGACATGGTTCGTGGGTTGCCTGAACTTACATCTGCAATGAAGGATTTTGGTTACAGTGGTGTAAAAGATCTTGGACAAGTGCTCGGTATTCTGGGTAAACTGCAGAACAGATATGGAGATACAAACAAGGCCATTCAAATGGTCACGCGCATGATGAATACGATGGGAAATTCAGAGGTTGCCGCTGCACTGGGTTCTGATGTTGAGAAATTGAATAAGCGTTTGAGTGAAGCTGCTGAGAATGGTGAGGACGTGGTCGGCGTATTTATCGATCTCGTTAATCAGGCGGTGAATAGCACTGGCAAGACGATCAACGATTTGTTTGGACCACGGCATGCTGGTTTCATCAAGGAAATGATTGCGATCTATCCGGAACTTGGCAAGGTCATGGATGATACCATGAATAAGTCGGCCGGATTGATGCGGAAGAACTACAAGACAGCGTCGACGGGTGCCGCAGAAGATCTGACACGGTTGGGTGAAAGTTCGAAAGATCTATTGTACGAGTTGGGTAATATCATTGCTCAGGTCAACAAGCTGGTCGCTACTGGCGGCAGTCCTGATGCAACGATTATTGGTCAGCTATTGGAGAGTGCCAAAGAACTAACCCAGATGATGGAGAAAATGAATGAACTGCTGGCGGCGGACTCGTTGGACTGGGATACGTTTTTGAATATTAGCGGGCTGCGCACCAACTGGGAAGCAGTGCAAGCCTATTGGAAATGGCAATGGGAGTTGTTGAAAAACACCGTTGGTGCTGGATCCAAAGAAGCAGAGATGGAAGCGCGGCGTGCGTTGAATGATCTTGATCTCAAAATAATCGATATGGAAAACCGAAAGAAGATCAAGAAACTTGGCGGAAAAACTATTCTTGGTCCTGAACTTCCACCGAGCCCAAGATGGGTTCCAGCGACACGGGATGATATTGAGCCTCTGTATCCTCCTACACGCGGTAATGATCCGCCACCTGCGCCTCCGCCGCCAACGGATCGAAGAGGGAGTTCGCGTTATCGACTTCGTCGACAACGTATGTTAGATGATTCTTCGGGTGATTCTGGTGCGTCGAGTGATGATTTGGGTGCGTCGGCGAGTGATGAAGGTGATGTAAGCGCGCTTGCACGCATATCAGAACGTTCGCTGAAAGAAGAAGAAACAATACGTAGCACCTTGATTGATATTCGTGAACTGCTGCGCGATTCACTTAGTGAAGGTGAAGGCAGCGGTGGAGATGGTGGGGGTGGTGGTCCCACGTTCAGGCGCGGTGTTGGCCCCGGTGCACGCAGCAGGGCTGCCGCTGCCGCAGGCGGTGCAGGCGGTGCAGGCGGTGCAGGCGGTGCAGGCGGCGGTCCTGGTACGCGCGCAGATCGCAATAACAATCCTGGTAATATCAAGTTTGGTGACTTTGCCAAGCGACATGGTGCAACACACGCTGACTCAGGCGGTTTCGCGGTATTCCCTGATCGTGAAGCTGGTTTCAAAGCGGCGGAATCTTTGCTGGGCGGCAAAGGTTATGCAGGTAAGACACTTTCAGAAATTGGTGCACGTTGGGCCGAGAATGATCCTAACTGGGCGAAGAACGTTTCGAAGGCGACTGGTATTGGTCTCAACGATGTGCCGACCGCTGAACAACGATCGCTGATTGCACGCAAAGGGTTGCCTGCCGCGGAAGGATCCCGTCTTGGCAGTGCCGATGGCAAGGGTGGCGGTGCGCCGCCAGCGGCAGTGCTGGCCAGCGCGCAGCAAATTGCGGCGCAGGGCGGGCCGGAGGCCGTCAAGCAATATATGCGCGATAAAGGTTATACGGTCAATGACAACTGGTGCGGTGACTTTGCGGCCATGGCAGTACGAAGAGCAGGAGGGACACCGCCTGATAATCCTGCGCTTGCTTCTAACTGGCGCAAGTGGGGTGACCCTGTAACGGGTGCACCTGAGCCGGGAGATATTGCCGTGCGTCGCCGTTCGCGCTACGGCGGATATGCAGCTACCGGCACGCAGGGTAGTCACGTCACCACGGTTGAAAATGTTAATGGAGGAGCATTCACTGGGTTAGGTGGCAATCAGGGGCGCAGCATGCGTTCGCAATATCCGGTGGGTGGTTTTGATTTTTATCGAGCCAAGCCTAAACCTTCACCGCATGTGCCAGCAGATGCAGCACCATCACCGACGACAGGATCAGAAGCGTCAACACGTTCTCCATCCGATCTTCCAGAAATACCAAGTGAAGGCGACGTAAATAAACGGATCGACAGTGGTTGGAAAGATAGCTCGTTGCGTCAGTTGAGACAAGAAATGAATGAGCCAATTACTATCCGCACGCGCTTCGAGGCGGGCACCGACCAGTTTCGTCGTTCAACCATGGAACGGCATGCGGCAGCCGAGATGTGGCGCAGCTACGATACTACAAATTATGATGCTGATATCAGGACCACGTAACTATGGCTCTTCAAAACTATCTATATTCATTCGGCCCGGCCATTCAGTTCACGGTCTTTCCGCTGAACGTGCAGAACGTGGATCACTCTACTGGGTCTGACTGGGCAAAGAAAGAAATCGCCGGCGCAGCCATGTATCGTGAGTGGGTCGGTGAAAGTGATGAAGAAATTATTCTGCGCGGGCGCTTGCACCCGCACTTCATGTCCAAGCATTTGCGACGAGCGGGCGGTGGTGGTGATAAATCAGGCGGCGGCTTTTACACTCTCGAATTATTGGACACCATTCGTCGTTTGGGACAGTCGCATTTGCTGATGCGTGGCGACGGTTGGAAGGTTGGGTGGTTTATTCTAGAGAAACTGGCGCGCGGACATAGCCTGTTGGGACCAGACGGCATTGGGCAACAGATAGACTTCACGGCATCGTTCATACGTGTGCCGGTGCCTGATCCGTCAACATTCTACACTTCGTTCTACAGCGGTGATAATCTCAGTGCTACTGGCGGTGCTGGATAACATGGCGATAACCTCATATGAGTACGTGACAGTGCAGGGTGAGTTTATCACCGCTGATCTTCTTGTTTGGCGTCGCTACAAATGTCCTTCTTACGGTATCGTTGAGGCGTTGCTAGACACTAATCCACATTTGGCGCGCCTTCATCGGAATGGACCGTTTATCCCTGTGGGAACGCAAGTGCGCGTGCCGATTGATCCAGATATTCTGCGGGGTACGCCCAAGGCGCTTAAGACCGTAACGCTTTACGACAGGATCGAAGAAGAATGAATATTCAGCTTCAATCTGCCAGCCATCAGGGTCATCGCCGGCGTGCTCATTGCAAAGTCTTTGTTAACGACAAGGACGTGACAGATCGTTTTGATCCGTACCTGATTTCTGTGCGTGTGATTGATCGTCGTTCTGGTATGGACACAGCGCATATTGAACTGGATGATCGTGAGGCAAAGCTTGAAGTACCGGGCGACGGTGTGAAAATTAGAGTGGAGCTCGGCTGGGCGGGCACCGGGCCGCGCATTCCGATTTACCGGCATCTTCAGGAAGTTTATGACATTATCATCAAGCCGGGTGATGAACCACCGGACGGCTTGCCGTGGGAAGCCAGCGGCATGCAGGCGGTGTTCAACGGTACGGTTGATTCAGTAGAGTCTGGATTTTCGCGACGCGGCGGTGGACGACGCATGTGGATCGAGGCGAAAAGCGGTGACCTGAAAGGAAAGGGTAAGTCAGTTCTTCAAAAATCATTTGGCGAAGGCGAGGATGGAAAAAGCAGCGGCATGAAAATGGAGAATATAATTCAGGATGCTGCCAAAAGCATCGGCATGACTGCACAGATCGACAAGTCATTGGGTGCTATGTCGCGGCATTTCGTGTATCAGAACGAGTCTACTTTCAATTTCATACAGCGTTTGGCTAAAGAGATGGGCGGTCATATGAAGATCGTCGGTAATAATATCACCGTTTCTTCTGCGACCAGCGGATTGAATGTCGCCGGGCAAAACCTCCCGACGGTTGAAGCAGTATGGGGACTGAATCTCATTTCATGGCGCATCAAGCCGTTCACTGGTCGTCCGCAATACAAGGACGCGAGCGTGCGCTACTTCGATATTTTCGAAGGTGCTTTTAAGAGTGTCACTGATTCTATCGGTGGCAGTGGTGTATTCGGCAAGTCGAAGGCGACCGCAGGCACGCCACTTATGGCACCCAATGCGCAGGTTGGCACGCAGTACAATGGCGGTGCTGAAGCCGAATCTGAAAACAAGCGCGGGCGCGGGTGGTGTATCATTAACGGTGAACCGTCTGCGGCGGCTGGCAACAAGCTCGTCATCATCGGTGCGCGTCCAGGTGTTGATGGCGGCTATACCATGGAGGAGGTAGAGCACAACTACACGCGCGCGGGCGGGTACACGACTCGCATCAACGTAGAGAACCCTAACTTCAAGAGTGAAACCCGGCAGAAGCCATCAGTGACTACGCCGTCATCAACCCCGTTCGGTGCGTCGCAGCCTGAGAATATCTAACCCCCCACTGAAAAGGAGTTTGTAATGCCTCCGTCACTAGAAGATGTCGTACTCGACCTCGGTCTCAATGTGCTCGACACGCTGCCGACGCACATCAATATCTGCAACACTGAGCCGACTACCTATGCTCAGGCAACTACCACGTATTTGCTTGGGTTCAAGAGTGTCGCCGCCGGATCGGTGTTTACTGCGCCTGCCGCTGCTTCGCCCAATGGCCGCAAGGTGGCCAGCGTAGCAGTGACAGACGGCACGATCACGACCAGCGGCACCGCCGCATGGTGGGCGATCACAGCCACGAATACGCTGTACGCGCACGGCAGCTTGTCTGCTTCGCAGGCGGTTACATCGGGCAACACTTTCACGCTTGCGTCGTTTGAAATCAGGATCCCGAATCAGTAAGCTTGCTCCGGGATCCCCGCTTGGGTAATACTGCACCCCTCAAGAGGAGAACTATCGATGAGTGAAGATGTCAACTTGAAACAGCCAGAGTTGGGGGCTCCCCAACTTTCTGTCAATCCTGGAAAACCGGGGAGCCAAGTACCAGATCCACCGGCACCGGCACCTCCGCCGGCCAATCCACCAACAACACCCCCTGATGATGAATCTGACGATGACGAAGCAGCTGACAAGCAGTAGCTGTCGGCACGGCGAATTCACCTTCTATCAGAACGACGAGTTCGTCGGTCTCTCACTCGCCAAGTATGGAGAATACAGCGAGCGGGAGATCGACGTTTATCGTAAGGTGCTTCGCCCCGGCGATATAGCTCTAGACATCGGTGCAAATATCGGTGCGCTCACGGTGCCGATGTCGCGCCTTGTTGGTGAAACGGGCAAGGTGTTCGCGTTCGAAGCCAACCCTGATAATGTCGCACTCCTGCGCCAGAATCTGAAAACGAACAACTGCACCAATGTCACCGTGATGCACGTAGCGGTGGGGACCAACTACCGTAATGTGAAAATTCAATCACTCGAGGAGTTAGGTCATCACAACTACGGTCGGGTCGAAGCTGGATCTGGTAGTCTCAGGGTCAATCAGATTCCCATCGATGGACTGCACCTGGATGGCGTGAACTTTGTCAAGATAGACGTCGAAGGTCATGAACTTGAAGTTATCCGAGGCATGCGTGCCACGTTGGCAAAGTATCGCCCGGTGCTGTATGTTGAGAATGATAGGGAGGACAAGAGCGAAGCACTGGTCGCGGAACTTGTAGAACAACGCTATCGAATGTTCTGGCATCGGCCGCCGCTGTTCGACCAGAACAATTTCAATGGCTGCGAACAGAACGTGTTCGGCAACGTGGTAAGCATGAACATGGTGTGCGTGGCCGAGGATAGGGGCATTGTAGTCAAGCAGCTGGATGAGGTGGCGGACATTCGGCAAGATGATCTTATGTTCGACCGTGAGATCGAGCGTTACTCCAGGTATTTATCCTATAAGCCTGATGAGTTGGATTCTCGATTGATGATCGGGCATTACCAGAACCTGATGCAGCGCGATCATGAAGTCCATGCCGCGCTAGAGGAAAATTTACGGCGTGATCCAGCGCATATTCCAACGCACGCCATCATCGGCCTGCGCAAGCTACAACGGGGCAACTGGGCCGAAGGCTGGCCCGCCTATGAACTGCGTTTCCTGCAACGGAATCTGCATTACTTCGGTGGTCATCGCAAGCACGATGTGCCGCAGTGGGACGGCAGCCACACTGATGAGACCGTGTTGATCTGGAGTGAGCAAGGCTTTGGTGACACGATCATGTTCAGCAGGTTCTTCAATCACGTGCTGTCCCGAGTGCCGAACGCGATATTGGAAGTGCAGCCCGAACTCTACGAGTTGTTCGAGACCTCGAAAATGGCACCTCCGGGCTGCCTGCACCGCTTGGGGCGCACGCTGCCGCCGCATGCGCAACATTGCAGTCTGCCGTCCACGCCCGCCGTGCTGCACGCCGATGAAGCCGTGATGCGCAGCGATCCGTATCTGCACGCTGACCCCGCACTGGTAGAACGCTGGCGTATTCGCAACGGGCCAAAAATCGGTGTGTGCTGGGAAGGATCAGCGCGGTCCGAGCGGCCATTCACGCGCGACGTGCCGGTGCAGAAACTCGACAAGCTTATGCGTGACCACGGGCCGATTTTGTCGCTGGTCAACAGCGGGCAGTTCGAGTCCTTTGCCGACACGGCGGCTGCTATAACGCAGCTTGATCTAGTGATCACGGTGGATACGTCGATTGCGCATTTGTCCGGTGCTCTGGGTGTTCCAACATGGCTGATGCTGTCGTTCGACCCAGACTGGCGGTGGGGCCTGAAGGATGAGACCACCATCTGGTATGATTCTGTTCGTATTTTCCGGCAGCCGCGTTTTCGTGACTGGGACAGCGTGATCGCAAAAATCGAGGCAGAGCTGAAATGAGTACCACTATTTTGTCAGATCGTGTCCTGGATTTCGGACTCAGTGTTCTTGATACTGAGGCAACTCATATTGAAGTCTGTACATCACAACCGACGACCTATGTTCAGGCGACAACAGCCTACAATCTTGGCTTTCGGTCGTATTCAGCGGGTTCGATATTTGGTGCACCCCAATCGATAGCGGGCGGGCGCAGGGTGGTGGCAACATTGGCGAGTGACGGCATTATCGACGGTGCTGGTCCCGCTGGTTTTCTTGCTGTGACTGATCGCACTAATTCGCGTCTGCTCGCTGTCATTCAACTTGATACACCTGTACCGGTGACCATGGGCGGTGCGTTTGCTTTTTCCGGACAGATTTCATTGATGAGCGGCGGCCCTACTTATCAAGGTCCGGGTGACCTCGTGTCGGGCTGGAATTCTTGGTACGGATTCCGCGCATTTAGTGCGGCCACGGCTGGCGTGAAGCCCTGCTGCAAGATTTTGCGATTTAGCGACTCCGTTAAGCAGGACTTTGGTACACTGCCGGATGGTTCTTTTGACATAGCTGCGGCGACGACGTTTCTTACGTCGACGACGGGATACATTCATACAATGTATGATCAGGTCGCTGACCGACACTCTCAGACTGGGCAAGACATATGGAATTCCGACATGCCGCGTTTTGCCTTCAATCTTATTGGGTCGCGTCCCGGTATGAACGCGTTCGATGGTAATGCACGGATGTACACAGCCGTATTCACAGCGGAATATTCGGCGCCATTCGGGGGGTCCGTCGTCATGAAAAAAGTAGGAACAGCTCACGCGACTTATGGTGGTGGGGGTCTGGTACTTGGGGGTGCCATGCAAATACAGTTTGGAAATTTATCGACCCCAAACAAAATCGGTTATTATAACGCTGCCAGCGGAACAGTGTGGGATGACGCCACTGATGGTGTACTTCACGATGTGAATGTAAGAGTTTACAGTGGTGATAACTACGTCTGTATTGATGGTGTCGATCATCTGCACACCAATACGGGAGCGTGGCCCATGCAGGTCGGTGAGGTACTGCAAATGCCAGCTTACTCTTTCTTCGCTCATTGGTTTGAAGCTGGCTGGGGTCCAATGGCGTATGGTGCGAGTGACCGCGCAGCCATCGCCGCAAACCAAGCTGCATACTACGGACACAGATAAAGCCATCTATGGTCAACATCAATACAGCAAACTTCGCGCTTGACTACGGGACGACGAAGCGATCATTTGCTGATCGCCTGGAGGACGCCTGGATCACGCCTCAAGATTTTGGTGCGGTCGGTAACGGCATAGCGGACGATACCTTGGCAATTCAAGCGACCATAAACTTTGCCTATGGCCCGTTTGGCGACGAGCACGGCGAGCATCCGATAGCTAGCGTGCAGCCGGGTTCGGGCGCGAACAGAGTCATATTCTTCCCGCGTGGTCAATACAAAGTCTCAAACATTCTGCTGTTCAGTCACGTCTGGTCGATTACCCTGATTGGCGCGGGCCAGCATCAAGTAAGAATCTTCTGGGACCCGGAGGCCGACCCGGTTGAAAGCAGTTTTGTACCTACTGCTTTCCCCGTGATCGAGGCACTCACCTGTTGGCACACCCACATGGAAGGCATGACCATTGACGCCAGTGAGGTGCAGAACGCGGTGTATCACTGCGGAACGCATCCTAGTGGAGGTGGGAACGGTGACGGTAGCGATGGATATTATCGTGATGTTCATGTCACGGGTGCCGTGGCCATTACTGGTCCGGGGGGCGGTTGGGGTGTCATCTACAGCGGCGCGGCGATGGGGTCTGAGCGCACTTGGTGCAAGTGCAAGTTTTCCAACTGCGTGCGCGGCTACGGCATATATGGCGGCAACACGATTAATCACTTTTTCTATGCGTGTGATTTCTACGACAATCAGTGGGGATTGTATCAGATTGGTCAGGGCGGGTCGGTCAGCTTCTTTTTCTGCCACAGTTGGAGCAATTCTATTATCGACTACTATGTTTTTGGAAACGCGGTGAATATCATGGGCTGCTACAGCTTCTCGCCAAATTTCTGCTCAGCAGACGGCGTGATCAACAGCAATACGCACGATAGTGTTACCGTAGGGTATTTCTTTGTGAACTCGAACAATAATCCACTCAATATACCTACTGCTGCCAGAGGGGCGATAATGATCGGCAATCGCTCCACGAATGGGCGAATTGACGCCGACGGTGGAACCTTTCACTACGAGAATCCTGGCTGGATGGGCTCTCCTGGACAGTTTTTTATTGGAAATGAATTTGGTCACCCCAACCCTTACGGCCCTTCACTCGCACACTATCGAGGCAGCACGTATATCTGGGAGGATGGCGTAAGGATCAACCCGCCCGAGAACGGCACCTGGAATCCATATGACTGGAACGCCAACATCAGGGGCGGCACGCTCCCCCTCTCAAACGGCAACATGTCTGTCTCGGCGAACGTGGGTTCTAGTCCCAACAATATGGATATTCGCGCAACGTCCCCGCACCACGGAAGTGAAAGCGGCAAGTGGTATTTTGAGGTTACAGTCACAGACGTTCCAACAAATCACTGGGCTGTTGGGATTGCAAATCCAACAACCTACATTGATGTTGAGGATGCTAACTCCTTCGCGGGGATGTCCGATACTGCTGGCGTGGTGCTGCGCGCGGTAGGCGGCAACGTCAACAATGCTGTCTACAACACCGGCACGGTATACACCTTCACCACTGACCCGACAGTAGCAAACGGTGACGTTATAGGCGTGGCCTACGACGCTGTTATTCGCAGAGTCTGGTTCAGGTACAATGGAACGTGGCTGAGGGGCAACCCTGTGACAGGCACGGATGGTTGTCCCATGACCGGAATAGGTCTCACTCAAGGTCTCTTTCCTTGGGGTGGTTTTCGCCCTACGACCGTCGCTGATGGCATACTAACAATCAACCTCGGTGCCACCGCCTTTCAGAGCGCGGCACCGTCTGGCTTCTCAAACTGGAAGTGAGGATATAAGATATAAAATGAGCATTCCGTTCAGACTTGCTCCGTTCAAATCAGCAAATGGTGCTGTTGCCCGGTCCATCAATGACCGATTCGGTGACGTGGTCGACGTCTCTGAATTTGCCAACCTGCACGAAGGTGCCGGAACATTCGGCTCGTGGCTAGGGGATGACGCTCCGTGTTTTCAGGCGGCCTTCGACAAGGCATTCACCACGGACGGCGTGCCCAATGGCTGGGACAATAGGCACCTGAACAAGCCGGTGCGCATTCCGCGAGGAAGATTCGTATGGGGATCCACCGTCACGCTGACGAAGGTTGTCGGCGGACATATATATGGACCCGGCAAGCATTCATCCCAGATCTGGGGTCCGTGGCAAGCTGAGGATTCACCAACGCTGCTGCCCAGTCTTCACCTGAATGGATGCAGTGACCTCTGTCTCGACAAGTTCTCGGTCCACAGCGGCGGCAATGGCGGCGGTTGGCACAGGGCAACCAATACCTGCTGCGTCCTCATCGACTGGGACGGTGACGATAGTGGCAATGGCTGTGACGGCAACCACGGCAATCATTTTCAAGAAATGCAGCACGGAGGTGGCGAATTTGGTATCGTCATCGGCAGCGATGCGGCCAGCGAGGGGCATG